CGACCACCGAGATCTACACTCTTTCCCTACACGACGCTCTTCCGATCTCTATAAACCCAGCCATTATAAAACATTTCTACTGAAAATGCCAATTGAGCTAAAGATGGAATATTCTTAGCAGATAAGCTATTATTAGGAGAGTCTACACCTAATATACCACCAAGCAAACCACTTACACCGGCTTGTGTAGATTGACTTCCTCCAAATAATGAAGCTGCTCCATTTAACAAATTGTGACTCAAATCATTATTAAAATTATTAGCGGCTAATGTTAATCCTACTGAGTCAAAAGCATATTGTTCTGCTCTATACATTTCATATAAAACATTAATTCCTTCAATTCCTGAACTGCCAGTAGTACCACTTAAATTAATAGTAGTTAAATCCTCTCCCCAATATTGCAAAGTAAATCCGCCTTTAGTTCTATCTTTGCTAAGTAATTTTTTGTGCTGGTAACTAATAGCTGCAGGATTAACATACATCCTAACTATTCCAAATTGAGGAACGAACCAAGTAATAATATTTCTCTTCAATCCTGCAGGTTTATTGCTATCAACATGATTGTATGGAAGCCCATTACCATCTGCTGAAAAAGAAGAGGGCAAAAGAAAACCATCTGACTTAAAACTTTGTTGTTGATTTTGCGTTAAAGGATTGTTTTGATTAATAAAATCTTGAACGCTATTAAGTGAATCTATAAAAGACATTTAGTTTCCTAGTATTATGATGGGCCAGGAGCTGGGTTAATAGAGGCTCCTTGTCCCATTTCATTTACTTTCACGCTTACATCTACTTTAATTCTTCCTGATGCTCCATCTACTGTTGTATTAACAGTTGGAGTAATTCCTGAACCACCTGATGCGGCCCCAACACCTGGTTTAGCTCCTTTAGGAGCGGCAGCTAAAGTGGCCCCTGGAGTGACTGGCGCTCCAAATGCTGCAACATCTAAACTGCTATAAGCAGGCAATTTAAACTTTGTTTTTGCTGGAGCACCTGGCTTTGCAGCACCAGCACTGACACCAGTTGAAGTGTCAGCCTCTTCTCTTTTAATAGCTCCAGTTTTTACTGCCCAAGCATACAAGGCCCCAGCTTTTTTGACTTCTTGATCAAGAATTTCTTGTTTTTTCTTTTTCTCATCACCTTTAAGTTTTTTGATTTCTTCTTTTCTTCTGTTAATGTCAGCTTCTAAAGCTTTAGCTTCATCTTGAATTTTTTTATCATCACCACTTAAAATAACACTCTTAAGAGTTTCTAGTGGGGCTTTAACCATTTCTGGAAGATTGCCAAACCATTCTTGTAAATCAGTCATGGTTTCTTTAATCATGTCTCCTGCCATGTCAGGCATCATTTTGCCGCTGCTAATTGCATCAGCGTAATCTTTTATTCTACTACCACTAGATGCTTGACCCTTTGCCATAGCACCTTTAAGAGTTTCACCTTTTTTAATTTCAGCTTCTGATGGTGCAAAAGCAGCAGTACCTGCACTGGCCGCAAAAGCTCTTTGAGCAGTACCTAAATTAGCAGCCTCTGCTGCTTTTCTAAGAGCAGCCATATGATTATTAATAGAAGTCAAGGTAGTATAAGACTTCTCCTCTACAGTACTACCCTTCTTAATAGCATCTTGTAAACCTCCAGGCTCTAAGCCTTGAGCTATACCACCAGTAGGTGCCCTTCCTTCTTGTTTTGCTTTAAATGTTTCTAATAATCTATAAGCATCTTGATCTGATTTTACAATTTGACCTAATGGACCTTGCCTTAATAACATAGTTTGTTTTGTTAATTGAGCTGCAGAAGTTTCGCTTTTAGATGCGTCATCTAAAGTTACTATTTTGCCGAATTGTTTTTGCATAGTCTGTCTGACCTTATCAAAAACTTCGTCAATCTTACCTTCTCTCATCATCTTTTCAATTTGATATCCGCCCATTAATCCACCAGGGCCACCAGTCTGTGCAGATAAGAATGCTTTTTGCTCTATTCTCATGCCTGCCATAGCATCTGTCATACCCCTGATAGTTTCAATTGCATGAGCACCAGTCATACCAGATTGTTTTAGTCCGCCGATATAATCATTCATAATTTTAGCGGCAGCTTCTGTCATGGTAGCAGCACCTCCAATAGCATCAGCGATGTTTTTGAAAGCACCAGCAGCACCCATTAAGCCTTCACGCATATCTTTTAATTCAACACCAAACTTATTAGATAATTCACTAAATCTTGCGGTAAATTTTAATGCAGACTCTCCAACAAGACCATAATCTCTAAATGAAGTATGTAAATCTTGAACTACTTCATTAAAATCTCTGCCTGTTCCATGGGCTAATTTAATAGTAGCAGTCAACATACTCATGCTTCCACTGGCAGAATCTCCAGAGCTAACTGTAGATTCAAGTGCTTTAGGAACTTGACCTAGAGTCATATAAAACTTTTCAACTGCATCTTCACTAATTCCAGTAGCTTTCATTGTATCAGCCATAGCCATAGTTTGAGAAGATAATAATGAATTCATATTTTCTAAACTATCACCAGCAGCTTTAAATACATTATCTAAATTACCAGTTCTAGCAGCCAACTGCAAAGTAGCATTTTGTAATTTTAAAGCATTATCTGCGCTAGTAAAGAAAGAATTAGCATATGACTTTAAAGCATTAATTCCTTTAGATGCAACATCATTAACTACCCCCATAGGAGCACCAGCACTAGTTAATGCATTTTTTAATGCATTAATCATGCTTCCTGCTGTTTGAAGGGCAGGCGATTGCTGTAAATTTTGAAGTAAAGTATCAATTTGTGAGTTAAAAGTTGTTAACCCAGTTGATTCTATTCCAGAAATACCTTCTAATGCTCTTCTACTGCCTAAAACGCTAGTAGATAATATTCCAAAACGAGCAGCTGCACGAGAAGCTTCTTCACCACTACCATCTAATCCTTGAGTAATATCATTAATGGAGTCGTTTAATTTTTCAAATACTGTACCAAGAACGTTAGAAAGTGAATTAAGTCGAGTTAAACCTTCAGCAGCGCCGTATTCAGCATTAGTAAATCTAGATAATGCTTCACGAGCAGCTTCAGCTTGATCTGTAGTTGCGGTTAAATCTGGTGTGACTGGTGGATCGCCTGCTGCCATGTATTATCCTTTTTTAACTAAACGTCTACGCCTTTTGATGGGCTTTTCGCTTTGTTTTGTCTGCTGGAATAATTGTAGGCTTTGCTCCCTTACCATTCTACTAGACTCTTCAAATTCGTCCTCAGTAGATTGATGAACATTACCGTCTCCCAAAATCTGTTGAACAGCTTCTGGATTCCAAAATGATGCTAATAAATATGCGTGATTTTTAGCTAGTTCAGCCTGATCATTTTGATCAGCCACCCAATTATTAAACATCCATAATTTTTGAACCGGATCCATATCAAGTATCTGTGGATCATCTACTCTGATAGTTCCTTTCATTTTCATTAACTGCCAATGAAAACGATGTTCCGGTTCAAATATTATTTTTTTAGATCTTCTGCAACCTCCTGAGCCTCTTCGTTACTTTTAATTGAGTATTTCTTATTAGCATCTCTTGCTAAAGTCAAATATTCATTATATAATCTGCCCAATAAAGGCTCATCTAAATGATCAATTAAATCTAATTTGGCATCTAATGATTGAGATCCTACAAATTGATTAATTTCTACTCCTGCAATTTCTACTAATGATCTTGATAGTAATTGCCTTCTCATTTCAAATGCAAATTGTACTGTTCCATCAAATTCAGAAGCTGCCATTACTGCTCGTCTCATATCAGCGGAAGGCAATGTATGTAAAACGAATTTATTGCCTTCTAAATCAACTTCTCTGGTAGTTCGGGTCATCCCAACTAACATCTCTACTCGACGCTTAGCACCGTCATTAAGGCGCTCTCTACCAGTAGTTTTAGCTAAGCGAGCCTCTCTAATTTGTCTCTCTAGCTCAGCAGGATCTTCTTGTTGTAAAGAATTCTGATAATCTATAGCAGCCTGCATATTTACTGGTGGCTGTGTACCATGTAAGGCTGGGCCCCTACGTCTCATAACTGGGGCAAATTCTTCTGAATTACCTGTTTCATCTGGAACATCAAATTCACGCATAGGCTGTCCAGCAAATGACTTACTACCAAGGGGACTTTTAAATTCTGGCATATTTTACTCCACAAAAACAATAACCTGCAATAATTAATATATCATTGCAGGTTACCTTTTCACTTTTTATGGATTATACCAAGAGATATTGTTTAGAATAGATCTCCAGCAGAACCAATATCGATAAGACCAGAAGCATCCATAGATCCTCTTCTGCCATTAGCGCCAGTATCAACCAATTGTTCAATATTAACAACTCCGTCACCAGACTGGATGTTAACAATGCCATTAGGACCTGCGCCCATGTGCTTAATACCAAGTTCACCACCGACTGCAACTGGGGTAGAACTGCCATTGTTAAGAACGCTAAAGATAGTTTCAGCTTGCCAAGACATAGTATCGGTAATAACCCAATCACTGACTTGGTAAGTATAATCAATACCATCAATCCAAACATTCTTAATAACAGTAGAAATTTGGTTTCCTTGCTCTCTCTTTTGCTTATCCATGATTACAATATCAAAAGGATAAACTTGAGAATGAACGTGAACGAAGCCTCTGCTAAAAGCTTCTGCAATTCTTAGTCTATCGAATCTAACTCTTTGGCAAGAACCAGAAATATTAGTTGAAGCATTTGGAACAGAGTCAATATGACCGTCAGTTCCAACTTCATCTATCATTTTAATTCCTCTTTTTTCATTGATACTTAAGGACTGAATAGCTCCTACTGCAGTGCCATTTACCATAACAATGATATTAGTTGAGATACCGGTGCTGGTCTTGTTGACATTAGAGCCGGCTACTGTAAGTGTAGATCCTGTATTTATTGCGTTAGCCATTTTATCTATTCTCCGTTATTATAACTGACCCAAACTTACCTTGATGTAGATGAAGTTTACTGGATAAGTTGGCTGTACTCTGACAGATACGTTCCACTGTCTTGGGTCTACAGAGTCTTTTACCACTGCCAAATCCGCATACTGAGTAATTAATCCTTGTGAAACTAGAGAGTTTAATAAGATAACTCCACGAGTGTTCAAAATGGCTCCAGTATTTGCTG